CCCGTCGTTCCAGATGGTGCCGATCACGAAGTTGACCGGCTTGGCGGCGGCCTGCTGGATGCCAGACCAGATGGTGGCCCAGTGGGAGCCGAAGTTGCTCACGGCGTCGCCGATGTTCTTGAAAGTGGGCGCCCACACCTCGCGCCACAGCCACACCAGAATGGGGCCAACGACGTTCTCGAGCACCCAGCCGACCTTCTCGAACGCAGGGATCACGACGCCGTAGAAGATGGGCTTGATGACCCGCTCGCCGAAGTCCTTTAGAACCGGAGCGACTTCCTCCTTGACGAACGTCGCCACCTTCTCCAAGGCCGGGAACACCTTCTCCTGCATCACCTCGCCCATGCGCTCGAACAGATCCCGGGCGTCGCCCATCGGGCCCTCGCCGTTCTCCCACGCGGCCGTCAGGTTGTCGACGCCAGGGAGCACCTTGTCGGTCACGAAGTCGATGACGGCACCCATGGCCGGCTGTAGCCGCTCGGAGAACTCGCGGGTGATGGTCTTGAGCTTCGTGCCCAGGTTGTCGTTCAGCGCGTCGCCGGCCTTCTTGGTCGACCCCTCGATATCGCCCAGCCCTTCGCCCGTGTCGGACAGCGACTGAAGGAACGCGGGAATGCCCTCGGTGCCCAGGTCCTCCAGCGGCGTACCGAACAGCGCAATCGCCGTGTTCGCCCGCTTGCTCGGGTCCTCCATCGCCAGCAGCCCGTCGACGATCTCCTGCATGGCCGTGCCTGCGGTGTCGCCGCCCGCAAGGATCATGTCGGCCATCACCTCGGCGTCGAGCCCAAGGTCCTGGAAGGCGCCGACGCTGGTCTTTGACATGTCGGTGGCGCGGATCGTGAATTCCTTCAGCGCGTCGCCGGTCTTGTCGATGCCGTACTGGCCCTTGTCCGCGCCCTTGACGAGCGCGGCGAACGCCTGCGGGCCGTCGAACCCGAGCTGAGCGAACATCGGCCCGTATTCGTCGACCGCATCCAGGATGTCCTCGCGGAGCGCGGCGGGCACCTTCTGGCTTGCGGCGGTCAGCAGGTCGAACGCCTCGGTCGCGTTGTCCGCCAGGCCCGTCTTGACGGCCTGCCCGGCCACCTGCGCGGCGCGTGAGATGTCCACATCGAACACGGCCGCGTAGTCCATGGCGCGCGCGGTCAGATCCTCCAGCGCCCCCGTGGGCAGCTTCGAGGCTCCCTCGATGGACGACATCACGGCGCCCACAGCGCCCGTGACATCGCTCATGCTGTCGCCGTACGCCTGCGCGTACAGCTTCCCCGCAACCCCTCCGATACGCGCCGACTCGGACTCAGACAGACCCAGGCCCGCAGACAGCTTCTTCTTCGCCGCCTCGGTGTCCATGGCGCCCACGAACGCGGCACCGATCGCAGCCGCGCCGGCCACGACAGCGCCCACGGCCGTCGCCATGCCCGCCTTCATCGCCCCGCCGAACTCGGGCGCCTTCTTGGCCGCCTTGTCCGACGAGTCGCTGATCTTCTTGTAGGACTTCTTCACCTTCTCGGCGGAATCCTCGGAGTCCTTCGACACCTCGTCGGTCGTCTTCTTGACCGCCTTGGCGACCTTCTCGAACTCCTTCGACGCCTTGTCCTTGGCGAGAATGTCAAACGCTAGGGCCAACTCAGCCACGGTTCACCCCTTCGCGTTCGTAATGACCTTGGCGGCGATGGTTCCCATCGCGGCCTCAATGGCGGGGCGGATCGCCTTGGCCGAGTTGGCGTCGAGCGTCGACGAGAACCAGCCCTCGCGGGTGCAGGTACGCGCCCACGCCTTGCGGTTGCCGTACACCGGGTGCCACACGTAACCCAGTTGGTCGGCCGTCCATGCAGCGCTGCGCCGCTTGCCCGCCGTGATGCGAACCCCGGCGGTGTCCACGCCGGTACGCACCTGCGCCCGGATCGGGGTCTTCTTCGCAATCCGCGCGGCCAGCCCCCCGCGCTGGGGAAGCTGCAGCCGTGCAGCGGCGCGGGCCTGAGGGATCAGGGGCCGCGCCGCCTTCGACATCTCCCGGTGTAGCTCCTTGCGGAGATCCAACGCCCCGGCACCCTTGAGCGCCTTCGACAACCTGAGGAAGTCCTCGGCGCCCCTGACCTTGAAAGCCTCGTCGCTCACGACACCCCCAGGGCCCTACGTAGTGCCGCCTGCGCCGGGTCAACATGCTTGCCCTTCGACTCCTCGACGAGCGCCGCATCGAAGCGTTCGCGTGCATCAGCAACCGACGGAATGTCATCCGCGCGGAGCATGATCGCCGCCTGATACTGCGCCACTGCGACCCGCTCCACGTGCTCCAACAGCAGCGCGTGGGCCACGTCGCACAGGTCAGCCAGGCTCAGGCCGAAGCGCCCTGCGCCTGCATCACGAACAGCGCCAGATCCGGCCGGCCCGCCGCCTCCAACGCTTCGATAACCTGCGAGGATGAGTCGCCCGCAGACTTCGCGGTCGTGGTCTGCGACCCATCCGACGAGTCGGAGGGCCGCGACGTAGGGCGGCCAGAGTGAATGGCGATCACATCGGCGACCACCTGCATCAACTCCTCGGAGTCGGCGCGCTGAGCGTCAGCATGATCGCTGAACCGCTCCCACTCGTCATCCGCGATGGACTGCTGCAACAGGTCGTACATGGCCGCCAACCCGTCCATGTCGGACGAGTCGGCGCCACCCTTCGCCACCTTCGCAAAGCGCATCATGGGCAACACGCCCAGCTTCTCGGCGACAGCGAACCGCTCGCCCAGAAACTCGACCGTCAGCCGATCAGACACGGGTCGTCCCAGCGGCCCACATCGACCACGGCTTGCCGGCGGTGGGAACCTCGAAGTTGAACGTGCACGGGATCACCGCATTGGCCGGGGCCTTGGCGAACGCCGACGAGATCTCGCCGCCCTGCATCGTCTGACGGGCCATGAGTCGCACGGTGGAGTCGGTCGACTCCCACAGGATCATGGCGCGAACCTCCTGTCCGGGCTCCGGGGGCTCGAGCGTGGTCAGCTCGGAGCCGGCCACGCCGGTCGGGACCAGCGCAGCGATGCCGCCGTTCAGGGCGCGGCGGTAGTTGCTCAGGGTCCAGTTCGCCAGGTTGAAGGCGATGGAGCCAGCGCGCTCGGTGGTCACGTACTTCACGGGGTCGAACAGCTCGGCCACGCGGATCGGCTCCACAGTGGAGGAGTAGTTGAACGTCGAGCCCTCAGCGGTGGCACCCAGCGGCAGCCACGCGGCCGCCACCGTGTCGGAGAACTTCCCCGCCGTCACGGTGTTCGTCGGCGCAGCAGTCCCCAGCGGGGCGATCCACAGGAACCCGGGGTCCGTGAGGATGTTCGGAGTCGAAACAGCGGGAGGCATGGGTCAGCCCTTCTTCTCAGCGGCCGGCGCGGCCTTGGCGATCTTGTGAACCAGACCGGCAGGCACAACGCCCCGGTCGACATGGGAGGCGGGCACCGGGTCGCCAGCGTTGAACGCGCGCGCCCCGTCGATGAAGATCGGGCCAGCAGCGGTGTAGGTGCCATACTCGGCGGCGATTGCGGCAGCCATGTCGGCAGCCGTCACGGTTTCACTCATGGGGAGGGTTTCCTTCCGGGATTCAGGGGAGGCGGGTCTGATAGTTGACGCTCACAAGCAGGTGCTGAGTCGCGCCGGACTGGGTTTGGAGTTGCGCAACCTCGGCGCCGACCGTCACGGTCGACCCCGCAAACAGCACCCCGCCCAGGGTTTGATCCCCCTGGAGGTATGCGGCGATCAGGTCGAACGAGGCGAACACGTCGGGCGCCAGCGTGGTGCCGGCGATGGCGCCCAACTCGCACAGGACGGTCCCTGTCTCGATGGCAGAGAAGCCGTCATTGGGGGTCGTCTGCGTGAAAGTCCCGGACGAGTCACCAACAGACGGCTGACTGCCGATGGACAGATACGCGGACGGCGCCTCGCCCACCACCACAGGGCCGTCGTAGACCCTCACGCCGCTTCCGACGAGGCCGGGCAGCACGGACACCAGATGCGCCTTCACAGCGCCCCACGCGGTGCCCATCAGGCCACCCCGGGCGGCAGCAGGTACGGCGCCAGAAGATCCAGCGCCCGCTTCGGCAGGGCGAACCCCGCCGACCAGGGTGCGCCGGACGGGTCATCCAGCGGCAGCGCTGACGGGGACCCGCCCAGCTGCGTGCGCCACAGATGCTCAGCGATGATGAGCGTGGCGACGATCACCGCGTCCGGGCAGATCAGCCGCCCAGCCGTATAGGTGACCGTCACCGGCGACGAAGCCGACACCTTGCGGATCAGCCCGGAGCGCTCCTTGAGCACCCAGCCCGACAGGGCAGACCCGCCGACCGCGACCGAAGCCACAGAGATGACGGGCGACTGCTCGAGATAGACGGTGCCGCCAACGACCTCGCATTCCTCGGCCACCTCGCGGCGGAGGACGGGGCCGATCAGCTGCTCAACATGCTCTTGGGCGGCGCCCAGGAACTGCTGCAACTCGGGGTCATGGACGGCGGTGGTGATGTTCAGGTGCTCGCGTAGCTGCGTCAGCGTCGCGAACTCGGACGTACTGGAACCGATCAGGGTCGGCATGGCCTACCCCCTCGGATGAGCGATGGCCCGCTCGGGCTTGGTGTCGCGCTCGATGACCCGCTCGGCGCGGATGCCGTCGGCCCACACACGGGCCGTAGCAGCGTCCACGGTGAGCACGTCGCCGGCGGAACCATGGACCGGGCCCCCGCCCTCGACCGACGTCAGCAGGCGAATGCGGGGCATCGGCTACTCGCCCCCGATCAGCTCAGGGTTGATCTGGTCTGGGGTGCCGTCGGCGCGAACCGACAGCATCGCCACACGGTCACGCTGACCGTCGTCGCGCTTCGGCTCCTCGGCGGGCTCGGGCTTCTTCGTGGTCTTGGCGGCCATGTTCGGTCCTCTCTGGTCTGCCGCCCATGCAGACGGGCCCAGCCGAAGCCGGGCCCGTCAGGCAGGGATGGGTCAGGCGGCGGAGTGCTGGTAGGCGCGAACGGCGGCGCCGTTCTGCAGGGTGCCGTCGGAGCGCTGGAAGCCGAGGAACCCGACCTGCAGGTAGTCGGCGTAGCGCTCGGTCAGGCGGAGCAGCTGGAAGTCGGACACGTCGCGGATGACGTACGCCTCGCGGAAGTCGCCGAACAGGATCGACTTCGCCGACGCGGCCGGAACCGGCACGTAGTTGTTCAGCGCGACCCCGTAGCCCAGGAGGGTGTCAGGGGTGCCGATCTGCAGCGACGGCTCCCACAGCGGGCGGCCGGCGGTGTCCTTGAGCTTCCGCACCATCTTGCGGGCGCCCTGCGACATCATGAACCGCACGTCGCCGGCCAGGTACGCCGGGTCGAGCGAGTCGGTCAGGTCCACGAGATCCTCGTAGATGATCGAGGTCGTCTGGCCGGTGGTGCCCTGCTTGCCCACGGTGGAGCTGGTCACGATGCCGTCAGGCAGCGTGGTGCCGGCGCCGATGGTGAAGTGCTTGTTCTGGATGCGGCCGATCCGCTCGCCGAGCACCCGTGCCAGCCACGAGTCGAGCGCGAACGCCGAATCGTTGAGCAGCTGGTAGGAGACGCGCACCAGCTTCGAGGTGTACATGTAGGAATCGAGCGAGGCGGTCCCGAAGGTCACGTCCTGCTCGGTCACCTGCGTGTTCTCGTCGAGGATGGCGCCCTCGTTCGCGGTGTCGTCGTTGGTCGGCCAGGGAAGGTTCGCCCCGGAGTCGGTCGAGATGACCTCGGCCAGCTGACGCATGGACGCGACGAAGTTCATCTTCTCGACGACCTTCGCGCGGAACTCAGCCGGGACGGTGTAGCCGCCGGCCGACGGGGTGGCGACGCCCTGCGCGCGAAGCTCGCGGCCGTCGACCCAGCCGGTGCGAAGCACCTTGCGCTGCTCGCTGGACAGATCCTCGGTGCCGCCGCGCATCCACGCGGTGAACGCCTCGTTGTAGCCACGGGACTCGCCGGCCTGCTCCGCGACCTCGCCGGGGGCGTTGCTGCGATCGATCTTGGAGAACTCGCGGTCGCGGCCCTCGAAGCGCTCCTGGCGAGCGATGTCGTCGCCGAGCCGGTCGAGGTCAACCTCGGCCTTGTCGTACTTGGCGCGCTCCTCGCCGGAGAGCTCGCGGCCCTCGGAGTCGGCGCGCTCCATGACTTCCTTCATCTGCTCCCAGATGGACGCTCGCTGCTCCCGCAGCTGCATGGATGTCGGCATGACTGCCTTCCTTTCTTCCGCATAGCGGACGGCCCGCACGCGGACGCGGCGGGATTCAAGCTACAGCGCCGGGGCGGCGTGCAGCGGCTCCCGCGCTTCGGGCGGGATGAATGGGGGGGTGGGTCAGGGGTGCTTGTGAAGCACGGCGCCCAGGTGGGCCAGCGTGCGACGCTTGCCGTCGCCATGGTCAGCGACAGGAACGGCATCTACGGTCGGCAAGTCAGCGTCGCCGACGGGTGCGCCCGCGATCGAGTCGAGGCCGTCCTCGATCGTCGGCGGCTGCCCGGTGCGGACCTCGGCGCGGTGTCGGTCGGCCACGGCCCGCGCCTCGCGCATCGCGGCGTCGGTACCGTCATAGGCCGGGTAAGTCACCAGCGACGAGTCATACAGGTTCTTCGCCTTGAGCAGCGTCCGCAGCTCCTTGCCGTCTTCAGCCTCGGACCACTTCTCCTCGGCGATGGTGAACGCAAACGACATCTGCGTCACGTCGCCGCGCTTCACACGGCCAGCCCACTTCACTGCGTCAGGATCAGCAGGGTCCCAATCGGCGGTGACCACGAGGCCCCGCTCATCCACGGCCAGGCTCATCGTCGACCCGTTCCGGGCAAGCACAATGTTGGGGTCATGGTTGACCAGGAACCGGGCATCGTCGGCCAGCACGTCATCGAAGAAGCGCGGATCGACCTCCTCCCAGAACCCCCAGTCCTTCGGCCCGATCCAGGTTCGCTGGTTGAACACGGCCGCATGGCCCGTGAAGGTCAGCGCAGGGGAGTCGTCAGCGGTGCGCACCTCGGCGCCAGTCAGTGCAACAGCGCGAGTCTCACGCATCAGGGGTCTCCTCGTCGTCGTCAGGCTCGGTGTCCGTGTCTGGCAGTGAGCCAAGGGGCGCCATGTTCAGCGGGGCCATGTACGTGTCACCACCCTCGATGGGGGGGCGATCCTCCAGCGCGAGGATGTCGTTGGGGGACATCCACCCCCACTGCCGAGCGATGGCATAGCTCTCATAACGGGTCTTGGTGTCGCCCCGCAGCAAGCCCTCCACGGAGAACTTCACATACCGGTTCGACGGCGGCAGAAGCGGCGTCAGGCGCTGCTCGAGGCGGATCAGCCAGGGGCGCAGCGTGTAGGTCACGAAGCCGATCGACTGCTGCTCAATGCCCGTACCCCACGACGTCGACTTCTCGGTATCCATCAGCAGATGCGGGGGCACACCGAAGATCCGCGCCACCTGCCCAACAGACCAGCGCTGCGACTCCACCAACTGCGCATCCACCGGGTTGATCGAGATGGGCATGAACTTCGTGCCCGACCCCAGAACCGCGATGTCGTGCGCGTGCGCCAAGCCGCTATTGCTCTGCTTCCAGCGCGCCTTGAGCCGGTCTGCGGTGTCGGTGTCGATCTTCTGATCGGTGGACAGGATGCCCGACAGCATCGAGCCCGACGCGAAGAAACTCGCCGCGTTCTCCTCGGCCGCGATGGCGGAGCCGATGGCCGTGGCCGCCGCGCGAATCGGAGACATCCCGACCACGCCGTCATAGCCGATCCCGGGGATGTGCAGGATCTCCCTGTCGGACCAACCCTTGCCGTTGTACTGGTAGACCTTGGTCTTGTCGGACGCACGGCCCGGCTTGACCTCGGACGGGTGAATCGGCCACAGCTCGACCACACGGCCCTGCCCGTCAACCTGCTTCCACAGGTAGGCGTTGCCCCAGCCGAGAAGGTGGACCATGATTAGCTCGAGCCACTCGAACTGGGTCAGGTCGGGGTGTGGCTTGGCGATGATGTCGGGCTGCTTGCTCAGCCGCTCACGGCCCCCGCCGGGAGTGTCGCGGTAGGCGTGCAGCGGAAGCCCGGCGATGGCGTCAGACACCAGCGACACGGCGCGGAACACGGCAGGCAAGCCAAGCGCGTTCTTCTCGGTCACCTCGACGCCTGCCACCTTCGGCCCGACAAGCATGTCCACCAGCGCCTGCGACGTCAGGGGAAACGTCGGGCTTTCCGCCGTCGAGCGTCGCTCACGAAGCGACCCCAGCCACGTCACAGGAACCGCTCCGTCAACTCAGGGACCACAACCAGCAGCACCCCGGCCGCCACCAAAGCCCAAGCGCCGAACAGCGCCGCCAGCCCGACGGCCAGCAGGACGAAGCCCACAGTTTGCGCGCTCACCACACCATCACCGCCTCACTAGTCGTTGTCACATGCGCAGCCAAAGCGACCGCCTCCGGTAGGGAAATGTCGCCCGGCTTCCGAGCGAATGAGCGCCGGTCACCCGAGGGCTTCCATGCAGCCGACAGTGCGGCGGTCGTCAGGTCCTTGTCGCCAGGGTGGACCACGGCGCGGCCCTCGATCCCCTGCCATAACGTCTCGCACGAATCCACCCAGCCGGACGGCTCGACCAGAGTCAGGTCCACGCCGGTTTCGTCCAGCTTGTCCAGCAGATGCGACAGCGGGCCATTCGCCGCGACGGCCACCTTGCAACTGTGCTTCTGTTGAATCCGCAACGCCTCATCAACCAGCCACAGCTGGCCACGTCGCCGCTCCACAGGCGCTACCGCGACCCGCCCGTCCTCCAGCGTTGCGGCCGTCCCGATCGCCCCATAGAGGCCATCAGGAGTCCCAGCCAGCGCAATCACCGGCACAGTCTCGGGCTGCTCCAACTGGTCGTCGGCGATCGCCGCCCACGACGTCGGGGAGATCGCCCCGCCCAGCGAGATGGGGTCCTCCCACCACGACAGGAACTCGCGCATGAACTCTTCAGGCGGCATCGAATTGCGCATGTCCACCAGGCCCGACTCGTCGACGCGCCCCTCCCACAGAGCGCAGTTCGCGTGCCACCACAAGTCCCGGCGATCCAGCGCGCAGCCCGGTGTGCCAACCAGGTGCAGACACCGGTCATCCTCGCAAGGCACACGCGGCGCCCCGTACTCGACGTACGCCATACGTGGGTCCTTGCCCGCACGGCCACGGTCGCGCATCTTCCGCAGCGACTCAGACGTCTCGAGCCCGGCAGACGAAGCCACCCGCACCTGCGCACCCGGGCGGGTCAGCATCGTCGGGTAGATCGCGCCAATGTGCGACGGCTGCAGGTAGAGCGCCTCGTCGAGCGTCACCCGCGACACGCCCGTCAGCCCACGCTTGCCCTTGCCGGTGCGGCTACCGAAGTCGATCCGGGCGCCCGTCTCCCGGTGAACGATGGAGCGGTCCTGATGGCCCTCGTAGAACTGCACCTGCTCGTCGTACTCGGGGTTGCGCCCGATCCACTCCTTGAAGTCGGCGAACGTGTTCTTCGCCGTGTCGTCCAGATGTGCCGACCACAGATGCTTCTGCACCCCGAAGATGAACATGTCCGCCAGCCCGGCGATGCCCAGCGTTGACGTCTTGATGTTCTGACGAGGGCCGATCACCAGCACCTCGAACGCGGCCGGCCTGTTAGGCGCACGCTCCGCGTAGATCATGTCAAGCAGCGCCCGCTGCTCCGCGTCAGGCGGCAGACCTAGATCCGCACCAACCCGCGCCGCGATGTCGCCATACGTCCAGCGATCAGGCGGCCGGTGACGGTGCAGCGGCGCATACGTCTCACGCGCCATGAGCAGCCCGGCGCTGCGCCAACTCGTCGCGCAACTGCTGAGGCGACGTGGCCGCCACAGCACCCCGCGTGGCGGTGGCCAGTGTCGACTCAAGCTGACGCACCACGGCGGCCACAGCCGAGCCCGTGTCGGCGCCCGGCTGGTCGACCCGCCGCGCCAAGGCGAGCGCAGCCTGACCCATTGGAGAATCAACCCGCTCGGCCTCAGCCAGCGCCCGCAGGGTCGCCGCCTCGACGGGGCCCACGCCGTCAGCGACCGGCGGCACGGGGATGGCCAGCGGCACCACCTCGCCGCCTGCCCGCGACGAGCGCGTGCGGCACCGAGTGGAGCAGAACTTAGACGTCGCCCGCTGCGCCTCGTACGAGACCCCACAGGCATCACAGGGGCGTTGCATGGGCGGGTCACCTCCAGCCGGTAGCGATACGTGAGCGCCACGGAGGGAGAAAACGGGAGAGTGGCCAGTCTTCCCGG